GCAAAACACTGCCAATTATGGTTGCTAGAAATATGGATCCAAAAATATTTCATTGTGTCGACACAGGAACTGCTAGAACAGCTGCTGATGGTCTTTACATTAAAGGTAGTGCAGCGGCAAAACATCTTGCAGCTGGTATTAAAGTTTATCTTTTGTACAAAAATTATCCTAAGGGTACTTGGCGCAATGTAGTAGTACCAACTCACATGGAGATCCATAATGAGTACGAAAAGCAAAAATCAGATTGGGACACAATTATTCAAGAAATGCGTATCTATCACAGTAAATTTCATTATTTTCATTTAAGCGCAGGAATACCTTTTTACAAACTTGTACTAGAAAAAAAATTTAAACAAAAAATTTTGATTCAATTTTTAACTCAATTTTCTGAAGGGACTAATCTAGAAATAGATAATCCAATCTTGTCATACAGAAATCAACTTATGCAAAAAGGTTTTAGATTGAGAGGTTCTTTTTATCAAAGATACCAACTAAATGCTTTTATCAGATTATTTAACTTTCACATTAACAAAGTTAAAAAAACTAGATTTATGGCACCGCCTTCTGATGTAGCAAATGTCCTTACTATTCAAGATCCAACACTAGACCAAATGGAGGGAATAATTTAATGTCTGAAATCAATCCGAAAATTGCTTTTATCAAAGCATTACAAAAAGCACAACGTGAATTTCCATCTTTGGTAAGAACTAAAGAAGTAGGTGCTGGAAAATTTGGATACAGTTATTTGCCCTTGGAGCAGATGCTTTCTAAAGTCCAGCCAATCCTACATGAAAACGGCTTTCATTTATCACAACTTTTTGGTTGTACACCAACAGGTCAAACCACAATAAAAACTAAATTAGTGCATATTGGTGGACATGAAGAAGTCAGTGAACTACCTTTCTTTCTACCTCCAAGAGATCTAGAAAGTAAAAATCAAGCACACGTATGGGGTGGTTCTGTTACTTATCAAAGAAGATACAGTATTAAATTAATTCTTGGTCTAGAGACTGACATGGATAACAACATGGAGATCGAACCAGAAAAACAAAAAGCCACACCATCTAAAAGACAAGCAAATGTCACACCTAAACAAAACATAGCTGTATTGGCTCGTGACGCTATTGTGAAGTCAACTACTGAGGGTCAACTAGACAAACACTACGATACCCTAGCATCGAGGCTAGATGAAGGGAAAATTAACCGAGATGAATATAATAAACTTATCGACTTAATTAAAGCTAGGAGGAAAGCATTAACACCATGAACCACACAGAACAGCAATTTTTAACTTCTGACCAGTTGGCTGAAAGATATGGACTAAGTCCAGCAACTATTGCTGATTGGAGGCGTAAAAATCGTGGGCCTGAGTACTACACACTTCCTAAATATGCAGTTGCCTCTGGTTCTGCCAAAGTTCGCTATGAACTTAACAAAATCCTCAAGTGGGAAAAAGAAAACAACATCACACCGAAAAACCCTTTCTAACTATGGCTAAAGTACAACCAGCATTTAATGCTAAATTCAGAGTCGTTGACAACATGACTAACTATTCCAACGATTATGCGCCTGAGAAAAATGTAATTTTTGATTTTACTCTCGAAAATGCACTCAAAGCTGCAGAGTTTTTTATGAAAATGCACGATAAGGCAGAAAAAGAAGGTACAACAATTAGAGTCTACACAGACAAAAATCAGTACCACGAGGAGGCTGGATTTACGCTTTGGGGCGGCATGTGGGGCAATAGTGGTAAACTAGCCCCATTACCACCAAAAGACTCATTACAGAGCAACTCAGAGTCAATAGATGACCTTCCTTTCTAAATTCCCTAACGATCCTTACGAGGGTCAAATATTTTACCACCCTGCTTCAAAAAAAACTTATGAATGTGTATTTCGTGACCCTTTGGATCGAATGGTAAATAGACACCAAAATCACTTTGTTTGGTGTGAAATTACTGAAGAAGTATAAAATAGGGCATCAAGTTTTTTGCAGCTCTTGTGTAAGTCCCTAATCTTTCCCAAACAAAATATATTTAAGGTGCTTCATTAGAGGCACTTTTTTTTTAGTTTTTCTTTTTTCGAGATAATGAATCATGTCTTGCTGATTGCACATTATTTCTAATGAATTGGCAATAAATTTTGACTGTCTAAAATTAGCTCGCGCAAGTACGCTTGCTAACTCTCTTAACTCATCTATGTCATTAATTTTATTAAGTTCATTAATAGAACTTTCTACAGCAAACTCAGACTCTAAACTAGGTTTTGTAGTGAGTATATTTATAATACTTTTCACTTTTCCTCAGGCCATAAATGTACTGACACATAATCAACAATTTGGTCATCTATTGTATTATCTGTGGTTTTTGCCAAAGACTTTAAAAGATCAATAATTAATTTTTTAATTCCATTCGTTTTTACGAATGTCATAAGAATAGGTTTTAGTATGCGTATCATAATTTTTTTGTGTTACTTTCCAAACATAGCTAAAATGCTAACATAAAACAATAAACTCTAATTATGGAAGCGGAAGAAAAAGAAAGTCGAGATTATTTTGGACATGGCATTAGATTTATAATCCTTTGCTGGGCCTTATCAGTTATGACTCTTGGATACATGGAAAAAATTAGACTAGACACCTTTGCTGCTGGCCTTGTGGGAAATATTGCTAGCAGTTATGGAATAGCTGTAAAAGGTAATAATGGCAACTCGAAAAAATCAGTTATAGTAGATAATAAGAATAGTAAATCTGGCATCAAATGAAAAAGCTACTTTTATTAACATTTTTAAGTTTGCCTTTAGCAGTACACGCTGAAACACCAAGCTGGACTACTGGCTCAAGCAATAGAACTGAGAATACTACCCAAACAATAACTCGCAGTATAGTTACCGAGAAATACGGATCGGCCCTTAATACATGGGAAGCTACGAACATCACTGTTACTTCAGACACTTCTGGTGGCATTGAAGCTACAGATGCAATATTTACTCCAACAGACTCAACAGCTGAGTGGACACTAAGTACCACTACTAGGGCTGCTGGTGCGTTGACAGAACAGATCACTCAAAATGATGACATCACGACTACAAGCGTTATTACTAGCTTGTCTGTGTTTAGCCAGTAATATTGCTAAAGCGGAAGGTGATACTGACGTAATCGCACAACCTAATGCGGTAGGAAATTCATCAATTATTAATCAAAATATGAATATTAATAATGGCATGACTGGTAAGCAACAGTTTGGAAATGTCTTATGCAGTCAACCTACTATGGCTTTAACACCTTTTTATACAGGAAATGAGGCAGAAAATCCTAATCCAGAAAAGCCTACCTATAGTATAAATCAGGGCTGGGGAATACAACTTAGTTTTATGATCCCATTAGGAGATAATCAGACTTGTATCGAATTATCAAAAGTAAAGCTAGACCAAGCCAAAGAAGAATTAAACAAGCAAGTGCATGATAAACAGCTAGTTCGTGCCTTGAAATGTAGTCAGCTTCACGCATCAGGATACATGATAAATCCTGACTCCAAGTTCGCATATATTTGCAGTGATGTAATCAATATACGAAGTTATGTTAAAGCTAATCCTGATCTTTTTTCTGTTGATTAGCAATTTCTTTTTTAAGGACTTTAGTAAATATTTTTTTAAATATTTTTTTGATAAAAGCCAATACACTTTGCATAGCAATTCCACCCACCACGCTTGCTACTGATGCAGTACCAGCAGCAATTACAGAAGATGCAATAACCTCTGGGGCTGGTATTGGCATTTCTCCGTAAAATGGTAAATTAAAAGTACCTACAGCTTCTTCAGATGAAATATTTTCTTGGTTTTTTGGTAGGTTCTTTGGGATCAGCTCTGGGCCTATACCTTGCACTTCCTCTGCTTGTTCCTTTTCTTCTAAAGAATTATTTACCCGATCTTCCCCAAGTCCCGACTGTACCTGTTCCAGACTTGGAAGCAATAAAGGATCTAGATATGGCTCCTGTGCCACAGGTGGATAAAATATTGTCGTAGGTGGGGTAAGAATATTATTTGTGTCTGGTAAATTAGGTAATTCAATCTCCATCTTCTATGTCTCCAATAGAAATAGACCAGTCATCTTCTCCAAACGTACCTTTTTCTATTATCTTAGGTTTTTCTTTTGCATTTTTTTTATGCCAATTTTCATGAAATTTCTTAATTTCATTATTTAGCTCTAAGTTAAATTTTTTCATACGAAGCCAATTTATTAATTTATCTAGATAATATTTATATACTTTTTTTAAT